TGTTTTGTGGTGATTCCACGAATAAGTATGAGATACTTAAATTTATTAAAGGTGTAAAATTTGACCTCATCATGACAGATCCACCATACGATCAGGATATGAGCAATAGGAGCAGACCCAGTATATGTGCCTTGAATGATAGTCTTGTGAAATATAAATCAGAAAAACATAATTACAGCATGGAGAAATGTGAGCAGTATACAGAAGATATTATAGATTTAAGCAATTGGGATCCTAATTTAATAACTTGGATAAAGGATCTTGACATACCAAATATGTTTATATTTACTTCTAAAAATGGTGTATATAAGTATTTAAGTATGTTTACAGACGTATATAATTATGATATATTGTTTTGGTGTAAAGCAGACCCTACCCCATTTAAAAATAATAGTTTATATCCAGACCTTGAGTACATGTTGTACTTTTATAAAAAAGGACATACATTTAATAATTTTGATAAGCCTAAAGCATTTAAGAAGTACTTCCTGTCTAGTAAGATGCAAGGTGTAAAGGATAACAACAATGATAAAATTCATCCAACAATGAAACCTTTGGAGTTAATTTCTGATAAAATTCAGATTACTTCTTCTGATGATGGAAACGTGCTTGACCTCTTTGGTGGCAGTGGGACCACATTAGTAGCATGTGAACAGACTGGTCGTACCTGCTACATGGTTGAGAAGTCAGCTAAGTATATGAACAGACTTATAGATAGATACGAGGCTATCACCCTTGATGAGGCGGTCTTTGTTAAAAATTTATATGAAACAGAGTCTTCTGATAATAAATCAGATAATATAGATTAGATTGTTTAATTAATAGGAGGTGATTCAGGTGCAAGAACAACGTAGACATAGAGATTGGTTTGAGTACTATTATAACTTAGGTGCTGAACGTACTCTTACAAAGGTTAGTAAACATTTTGATGTTTCATTAAACACTGTATGTAAGGCTAGTAGAGTGTTAAATTGGCCAGAGAAAGTAAAGGAAAGAGATGATGTAATATTTAATAGAATCCAAGAGGAAAATATGTCAGACATAACAGAATCCATGAATACTTATAGGAAGGTAATAAAGGCTTCTGTTGCTAAGTATATAGGAAGTTTAAAAGATGGACGTGTACAAATAAATAATGTAAGAGATTTTGTAAAATTAGTTGAGCTTGAATTAAAGATATGTGGTTTTCAGGATCAATTATCAGCAGTTAGTAATAGTATAATAGCTCAAATTAATAATGATAACTCAGTACAATTTATAATGGGGACTAAGGAAAAGCTAAATACAATAGATACAATTGATATTAACAGTAAATAAATGAGGGGTTGATTAAATTGTGGAAGTTTATTTAAACGATATAGTATGTGATACTTTCCATGAAGTGCTGGAAGACATAGTAAACGTTCATGTGGGGCGATTAGTATTAAAAGGTGGACGTGCTTCTACAAAATCCCAGACAGCATCTGAGGGTATTATAATAGGATGTATGGTCAATAGACAATCAGCAGTTGCAATGGTTAAGTATGGTAATAAGATAAAGGATAGACTCGTTGATACTTTTACTGCCTCAATTAATTACTTGGGGGTTGAGCGGTGGTGGAAATTACGTAAATCACCCTTTGAGTATGTACTCCTTGATGATGCTGGTAGGGAAACAGACGTAAGTATTAAGTTTACCGGTTGTGATAATCCAGACAATTTAAAATCATTTAAACCCCGTTCTGGTTATTTTATGTACACGTGGCTTGAGGAGGCTACAAACTTTAATGGGATGGCGGAAGTTAATAATATAATCCAGACAATGGTTCGTGGTGGAAATAATATGTTAATATTGACATACAATCCTCCACAATCTACATCCTCTTGGGTGAATAAGGAGTTTAATTGTCCTTGTGGGGTTATTTTGGGTTATGATTCAAACAGTTATACAGAAGAGATAGATCTTGAGATAAATAAAGTTATTTATAAGATAAAACAGAAGGTGCATCATAGTACCTACCTTGACGTTGTTGCTTCTGGTCACAGTGATTGGCTTGGGTTGACTTGGTTAGCTCAAGCGGAGCAATCAAAAAAATATAATCCTACATATTATAGATGGGCATACTTAGGTGAGGTAGTAGGTACAGAGGCAAATGTATTTTCAAATATAAATGATTGGACATTTGGGAATATGACTGGACAGATACATAGAGGACTTGATTGTAGTAATGGTGGACCTGACCCTTGGGCATTGGGTTGTTGGGTTTACAATAGAAGGGAAAATGACCTGTATTGTGTGGATGAATTACATATGATAGGTACATCTACAATAAGTGATGTTGGTAAGAATTTAAAAAATAAGATAAATTTTAACCCTTTCTATATAGATAGTGCTGTTCCAACTTTCCGTTCCCAGTTGTGTTCTTTGGGGTTGAATGCTGTAGCAGTTAAAAAAGGTAAGTATAATTCTGTTGATGGTGGTATACAGTGGATTAGAAGTATGAATCATATTTATATTGATAAGATAAAAACTCCACATACATATAAAGAATTTAAGGAATATGAGTATTTGATAAATAAATATGATGAAATTACCACTGAGCTTCCTGATAAAAATAATCATCATATAGATGCTTGTAGATATGCAATGAGTCAAAATATAATTGACCTAAGTGCAGCTAGATAGAAATAAGATTGGAGGATTAACACAATGGTAAATATTAATACACTTATTAATTATATCCAAAATAAGCTAAAGATAAAGGTATATGCAATGGATTATAGTTATTATAGTTTGTATATAAACAAGTGGTTTAATTGGTATAGCAATGAGGATCCAAGTTTTCATGTATATAAGCAATTTAATGGTATAGATACAGTTACAGAGCATAAAGCAAGATTAAAAATGGCTAAGCGTGTATGTGAAGACCATAGTTCTTTGACATGTAATGAAAACATAGTATTAAATATTAAAAGCAAACAAGAGGCAGATTTTCTATTAGGTTATGATGAGGTAAATGGATTATTAGGTAAAAATAACTTTTGGAAAAATCTAGGTGAAATGTATGAATTGACATGTGCTTTGGGAACTGGTGCATATGAGGTAATTGTAACCGACTTGATTAAAAATAAAATAGGACAATTATTTCCAACTAATAATAGTAAGATAAAGTTAGTTAAGCATAGTATTATGGATTTTATACCTATATCATGGGATTCTGACAATAATATAATAGAGGTTGTATTTATAGATAATTATAAGATAAAAGACCAAGAGTTTATAGATTTGAGGCTACATATATTAGAGGATGGAAAATATGTAATAATAAATAAGAAATTACATGTGTTTGGTTCCTCAATATCAGAGGTTAAAAATGATGAGACAATTATAGATAAGTTATACACAAATTCAGAAACACCTTGGTTTAGTATATTAAAGTTGCCAATAGTAAATAATTTTGACATAAAGTGTCCATTGGGTGTATCAGTGTATGGTAATGCTATTGACATATTAAAATGTATTGATGATGCCTTTAATGCATTATCTAATGAGTATAAGCATAGTGATAAGAAAGTGTTTTATAGCAAAGCACTATTAAATAGAGACCCAGATACAGGTAATGTTATAAATCCTGACAGTATTAATAAGCATGTGTTCTATTATTTAGGCGATAATAATACACCTCAAATGAGTGAGGATATAGGAATTAAAGAGTATAATCCAAAGATTAGGGTTGAAGAATTAACAAAAGGGTTAGAATCACTATTAAGTTATTTAAGTAGCTTATGTGGTCTAGGTAATAATTATTATAAGTTTAGTGACATGTATGTAAAAACTGCTACCGAGGTTGCAAGTGCAAATCATAATCTTATGAGATCTATACGTAAGAATGAAATAGCTTTGGAACAATTTATAGTAAATATGTTACATAGTATTTTACACATATCAAATTATGTGTTCAATACAACATATGATGAGAATTGTGCAATAAGTGTTGATTTTGATGCTACGATAATAAATGATGAGGAAAGTGAACGTACGCGTGACTTAAGTGAGGTAGATGCTGGTGTTATGAGTATTGATGAATTTAGAGAAAAGTGGTACAATGTAGGACGTAGAGGTTCTTTTCAGATAAATGAATAGATAATAATAAATGGGGGATATAGAGCATTCTGTTTTATTTCCTCCATTTTATTTTGTATTTTAAATATATAATTTTGTATTGTTGACTATGAAATTTTTTTGTGATATATTAAAAATGTAATTGAGATAATTTGCCAGTGTATTGGCATTTAAAATATACACCTCACTTTTGACAGTAAAGTCATTTAAAACTTGAGTGAGCATAGGAGGATATAAATGAATATTGAAGATTTATTTAAAGACAATGAAGAGGTATTAAAAGCAATTAAGGATTCTGGTGCTAAGTTTATTGATTTAAAAGATGGACAGTATGTTGATAAGAATAAATATGAAAATATTAAACTAAAGCATGATAAATTAGAGACTCAACTACAAGAGTTACAAAACGCACCAAATCCATTGGAGGGTGAAATTGAAAAAGTTCGACAAGAGGATAAAGAAAAGCTTGACAGAGAGATTGAGAAAATTTCTGTTATAATTAAGAATAAGGAAATTGATAGTGCAGTGGCTAGTCTAGGTTTGACAGATAAAATAGCAGTTGCAGGTGTAAGATCTCTCATTGATAATAGTAAATTAACTCTTGATGAACAGTATAATGTATCTGGTTTGGATGAACAAATAGCAGATATTAAAAAGACATATGCAGAGTCATTTATATCCCCATCACATGTTTCTACTGGACCAACAGTTAACAATAGTAGTTCTGCTGGTAGTGTTAAAAAGTACACATCAGCAGAGATAGATAATATGAGCCTTGAGGAGGTAATACAGAATTTGGATGCTGTTAATGCTTCCCTTGGAAGTAAATAGAAAAGGAGAATAGAATATGAGCGTAGCAAGTTTTAAAAAGACAGTGTGGGCGGCTAATTTAATTACAGCTTTAAGTAAGAAGATTGTATCACAATATGGCGTAAATAATGATTATCAGGGGGATGTAATTGAGGCTGGTTCTGTTAAGATTAATACAATGGGTAAAGTTGTGTTAAAGGATTATAGTGGAAAGGCAATCACATACGATGATATTGACTTAAAAGATCAGACACTATTAATTGATCATAGCAAATATTTTAGCCTTCAGCTTGATGATGTTGATGCTGCTCAGCTTAATAGTGGTGAGGTTATGACAAAGGCAATGTCTGAGGCTGCTATATCAATTGCCGAGGATAGAGATACAGCTAATTTTAGTGCAATGGTTGATGGTGCAGGTGTAAATGTATCAGGTTTAAAGGTTACCACACCAGCAGAGGCAAAGAGTGTTCTTTTAAAATTAAAGACAAAGGCAGATAAGGTAAATGTTCCATCAGACGGACGTGTGTTCTTCTGTCAGCCAGAGTTTGAGAACATACTGCTTGCTGATACTACAATAAACTTAGCACCTCCTACAGCTGATGACACAATTAAGGCTGGATATGTTGGTAAGTTATATGGTATTGAGATTTACAGTACAAATAATTTACCTGACAATAAGATTATTTTGACACATCCTAAATTTACCACAGAGGCATCTCAAATTGAAAAGATTGAGGCTTTAAGGTCTGAAAACTCATTTAAAGACCTTGTACGTGGATTGTCATTATCTGGACGCAAGGTAATTATGCCAGAGGGTGTGATAGTTGGTGAGGTTACATATGAGGATGATGAGGTTGTATAGGATTAATCAGAGTTTAAATTGACCTCCTTTATAATATATAAATATATTAGGTTTGTAGGGAGGGATTGTTTAGTAATTTCCTCCCTATAAATTTATTAAAAATATAAAGAGACAGTAAGTGAAATATAGCTTTTTTGATAAAAATTTAATCAAATGCTTAAATTATTAATTAGAAATATGTATTGGAGTAACTTTCAAAAAATTAAGATTACATTAAGAAAAGTTTGAATTACATATTTATTAAAATTTTGAGTTACAGTGAGTAAAAATTAGAGTACAGTTGATTGTAATATACATATAAAAATTTTAAAAAATTTTTCAGGATAAGTAATTGTATTAATTGTGTATAAAATTTATACAATTGTGTGTTCAGATTTTTAAAGCAAATAATGTGGAAAATAGAGTTGTATAAATTATGTATGTAATTTAAGGAGCTAGTTAATAGGAGGTGTATTCAGTGGCAACTTATAATGAAACATTAACAAAGTTAAGAGATGCAGTTAGTAGTATAAGATCTGTCATGAATAGAATTGGATTAATTGGTTCCAACCCAATGGATACTTGGGGTAATCAAATTGAACAGGCAATTTCTGATAAAGATGTAGAAATTTCCAATTTAAACAGTGAAATTTCCAATAAAGATGCAGAAATTTCTGATTTAAACAGTGAAATTTCTGATAAAGATGTAGAAATTTCCAATTTAAACAGTGAAATTTCTGATAATAGTAATAATTTTGATAATATATATGATGCTATAGTAGAGAAAGGGCAGTCTCCAGATAAGGATAATCGTTCAACGTATGCTCCAGCAATATTAAAAATTTCCTCAGGTGGTGGAATTCCATCAGACCTAGAAATTAGTGATGCAGGTTATTTATTTGCCTACGGACGTATTGGATTGTTAGATTATTTTAAAGATAATTGTATAAATGCTACTTCTTGGTATGATGCATTTTATAATAGTTATATGGAAAATGATGCTACATATAAAATAAAATCATTAAATAGGACAGTTGAAATTGACAATCCAGTATTTAATGATTTTAAATCCAATGGTGGGAGCAATAGAATAGAATATTACAGTAATTGTTTTAAGTATGCATTTAAATATTTGGGAAGAGATGGAAATTATAATGGTAAAATTGATATATTATTAGATAATCAGACATATGAGCCAGTAGATACAACTAATATAAATACATTAAGCTATATATTCGATTATAGTGCATGTGTAAACAGTATAGAGTTTAATATAGATTATAGTAAGATAATATATACTAATTATGCATTTAGATATATGAATAGATATAGTTCATGGAAAACAGCTCCTGACTTAAATAAATTTATTAAGAGCATTGATTGGGAAAATATGGAGCAGGTTAAATATATGTTCCAAAATACATACCTAGCACCATTTGATGAAAATATAGAGATACACCTAACATCAAAGTGTAACTTATGTGAATATTTATTTGAGGGATTTAAAAATGAAAATATACACAATATTCATATAATATTAGATAATGTGAATTGTAGTGCAAAACATTTATTAGGTTATTTGAATTGTGGTGATCCAGGTACAATTACAGAGTGGAATAATGGTGAAAATGATATATACGTAGATAAAAAAGGAACTCACAGTTCAGATGGTGAATACTTTTTCGCAGATAATCATTATACAAAGAAAATAAAATCAGACAGCCCATTAGAATTTAGTTATATTAATTATGCATTTCAAAATTGTTACATATTAGAGGAAATACCAGTCATTAATAAATATGACTATGGCAGTTACCAAGATGCAATGGAGTATGCATTTCAAAATTGTTATGCATTAAAAGAAATAATAATCAATGAAACAAATAAAAGTAATATTAAAACTTATAAGAGATATGTTTTCCAAAATTGCAATACATTGAAGACTATACATGGTGATATATATTTAGCTTATATGTCAACATATGATAATATGTTCAGCGGATGTACTTCCCTAGAAACAATAGATACAACTACTTCATTTGGAGGACTTAATACAGACAGTTCCATGACATTAGATTTGTCAGCATCAGCTGTATTTAATATAAGTGACTTCTTGACCAAGCTTGCCTCAAATAATTCTGGGAAAACACGTATATTAAAATTGAATTCAACAGTGTATGATAGTTTGGACGAGAATACTTTGAATTTAGCAGCAGAAAAGAATTATACATTGTCTTCATAATGGAGGTGCATAGAGGTATGATGATAGAAAAGAAAAAATTATTGAATTATTTAAAGGCAGACAGTGGAAAATTAATAGTAGACGCAGAGTTTAATAATACTTATAAAAATGTTGTATGTATTGATAAATTTTTAGATAATTTTACAGAATATGATGAAGCTAAAGCAATTGAATTAGTAGAAAATCATCTAAAAGAATTAGATGAACAGAGTAGACAAAATGATATTGATGAGGTGATAAAAGATGTTGCAGGTGGGTATAGATAGTTACATAGAGATTGATGATGCTGACCAGATTGTTAAGAAGTTATTTATTTCAAATCAAGAGCAGAGGATATTTTGGAATGAGCTTTCTGATAATGATAAGGAGACAATATTGATTTCTGTGACATCACAATTTGATAATGATGATATGTGGTATGTAGGTGTTAAGGCAAATAAAAATCAATCACTTCAATTTCCACGTATGGATAATGGAAATTATATAGATACTCCATATAGTATAAAAGTTGGCTTAATTTTGCAGGGTATAAGAATGTTTATGAGTTTCATGAATGATGAACAAAGATTAAAGAATTTAGGAATTAAGTCGTTTCAGGATGGATCTGGTGCAAAGATAGAGTTTGATGATGTGGACTCATATAATAAATTAAGTTCAACAGGTATATACTTGGATATATATAATAGATATTTTAAGCCTTACACTATATTTGGGAATTAGGGTGATAATATGATTAATTTACTTAGTTCAAATTGGCCAGACACACCATATAGAGAATATCTAGGTTTAAGTATATCTGGACAGCCTAGATATAATGAGGTTAAAAATATAAAAGCTCTTAGATTAAAGGGGCAGTATAAAGTGATTAATTCATCTGATGGTGATTCCACCACATGTACAATAGTATATAAGACACTTATTCCATTAATACCAAACAGTGAGTTGGATGGTAGAACAATAGTAGAATGTGTTAAGATATATGGATTAGGTTTAGATTGTGGATATATGATATATGTAAAGTAATCAGAGGGTTTAATATGAGATCAGATATATTTTATATAGATGTTACACCTGGAAAAGAAGTAGAGAAATATATGTTCTATTATAATTTTAGGAAGGCTGCTTTGTCTGGTGTAAATGAACATGTAAAAGAGATAATAGGTGAATCAAATAGTTATAGATTAGCTATGACTGGTGCCTATATGAATGCTATATTAGCAAGTGATGCAAGTAGATCTAAGGATGATGATTATGCTAACATGGGACTTTTTAATAAAAATACTGGTGAGGTGGAAATGGTTGATTTTAGAAAGTACATGTTAGGTATAACAGCTGATGTTAATAGTGTTATAGCTAAGGAAATATTAAAGAGAGCAAATTATTATTGTCCAGTTGACACAGGTGCATTAAGAGATTCTGGACACATAGAATATAATGATGATGGTACATGTAGAATAGTATATGATTGTCCTTATGCTTGGTATGTTGATACATTTACTTGGAAGGACCACACATATCCAACTTGTGCTAAGTTTCTTGAAAGAGCAATAGAGGAAGTAAGTGAGGAATATAAATCACTAATAAAAGGTGGGGTGAGATAGTTTAAATGATAAATACAATATATAATTTTATAAATTCACATCTACCAATTGGGTATAATTTTGGTGATGATGGACAGATAATAAGTAATAATATACCTGACCATATGTGTGCTCAGCAAGCAATTAGAGAGGATCATGAAGGTGATGTAGGTATATTTGAATTAGGTACTAGAAAGGAAAGCTTATTTCACGCCTACACATGTGATGTTACCTCCATACAAATACCAGTTGTGACAATCAATGGTGATATAGATATAGCAAAGAAATATTTGAATGAGTTGTTTAAAAATATAAAGGGTATAAAGAATGAGGATAATATAAGCATATTAGAGTGTAATTTTATAAATTTGTTACCACTTGGTAAAAATAGTAAAGGTTTACAAATGGTAGAGCTTACTATACAGTTAAAATATATTATTAATAATTAAATTTTGAAAGGAGATATATAAAATGGCAAATGTAGATGTTACTAAAATTGTTCGTGGTGGACAAAATAGAGTTAAGGTTTATCATAAGGTTGTAGAAAGTCAGCCAAGTGGTACAGTTACATTTAGTGAGGATGATATAATCACTTACTTACAAGACCTTGGTGACTTTGGTGCTGAGAAGGACACAACAGAGGTTGACCTTTTCCATCTTGCAAATAAAGCAAAGTTGACAAATGGTTCAACAATTACAGACATTGAATTTACAGAGGCAATGACATTAGATGCTGTGACAGCAATGAGAAAGATTTATGATGATGGTTCTTTCCTTGTAAGTGCAATGTTTAATGATGAGGGTAAAATGATTTATGGTTGTTTTGGACAGATTTCAGCATGGTCTGGTTCAATTAGTACATCAGACGTGGCAACATTAAAGTATACACTTGTAATTTCGGATGATAGTATTAATTGTACAGAGCCAAGTAAGGATTGATATTAAATGGCTGCCTGGTTTAATAAAATAAATCAGGCAGTTTAAAAGGAGGTAATAGATATGGAAAGTGAGACATTGGTAACAAAATTTCTGACAAATAGAGTAGCTAAGTTACAAAAGGAATATAGAATTAAGAATAAAGATTTGAATATTAGAAATATTGATGAGTATGTGACACTTGGTGTTATAGATAGAAAAGGCTACCCTGAAATAGATGATTGTGTATTATTAATTATGTGGGGTAATGTGGATTGTACAGAGGAACAAGCTCTATTGATAGTTCAGCGTGAGCTGGATGCAGGTAGTTCTATAACGGACATATTCTGTAGATTATGTAAGGCATATGTTCGTGACATATATGTTAGTAAGGCACATCGTGATAAGTGTAATGATTTAGAGAATTTAATAGAAAATAGATATAAGTTAAGAAATGAAGCTATATTAAATTTGATAAAGCAGGGGTTAAATAAAAATAAAGAGGATGGTCTTGGTGTAGAGAATGAGATAGCCAAGCAGGAATAAGTATAATTATTTCATTTGGGGCTTTGGCTTTTATAAGTTAAGCCCCTTAATTTTATTGAGGTACATATTATGATGAGAGTATGTAAAGAATTTAGGGTTTTGGACTTAATTGATTATGAAATGTTAAATGGAATAAGTATATTGGATGAATTAAGTTTTGGTAGTACATTTATATTATTTGATATGGTAAAGTTAGGAAATAATTGTGATGATGAACAGGCACAAATTATAATAGATAAGTCATTTGAGGAAATTGGATATGAAGAGACTTTTAAAGAGGTTTTTTATGAAATTATAGGTAAATATCCTGATAATAGTGATGATACATATGAGGATGATAGTATACACACATTTTCTGAGCTATTTGAGCAGTATTTCAGTAGTATACAATGTGTAGATAGTAGTTTAACATATCATGATTTTTTAAATATGAATACTAGATATGTTCATAGGTATGCAAATAATATTAAAGATAGATTTATATTTAATAAAAATATGGAAATACAGAGTCAATATTTTAATGTTGTGATGTTTATGAGTGCTCTTGCAGGTAAATTAAAGGATTGTCCACAATTGGATGAGGATGGTACACTACATAAAGAGACACTTGAAGAAAAAATAAATAGGATTGCCAGGGGGGATTTTAAGTGAGCAGTAGTAATAGTGTAAATGCAAAAGTAGATATTAAAATAACAGCTAATGGTGATCAGGCTGTCAAAGAGGCAGATAAAGTTACAGAAAGTATAAATAAGATAGGTAAGAATAAAACTGATATATCATTTACAGATATAGGTAAGTATAGAGACGAGGTTGAAGAATTAAGTGATAGCTTAGTTAAATTGAGTAAAAATACAGATAATATAGATATATTTAAGTATAGTGATCAATATGATTGGTTAGATGACTTTGAGAGTGATATAAAAGAAATTAATAAGGAAATTGATCCATCAAATTTGTTGGGTAAAATAAGTGAATTTATTAATACACCACAATTTATTAAGGATGCTAGAGGATATAAAGAGAATAATTTATTATTAAGTTTTTTTGATGATATAAGTGATAAAAGTGGTATTTCATCCAATGCAATTAGAAAATTTGCTGAACAATTAGCTAATGTAACAGGTGTAACAAATGGTGTTACTAGTGAAATGAGTAATTTCCTTTACATATTAGGATTATCTGAGCCTGAAATAGCAGTTGTTATAGTTGCAATTAAAGCACTAAAAGTAGCTATTGACTTACTCAAAAAAGCTTGGAAATTTTTAAGTGACTCAATGGATGAAGCCATTGACAAATTAAGTAATGTTGGAATAAATATAGTATCTGGTATAGGTTCAGGTATTGAGGAAGTAAGTGACTCAATAAGTGAATTTGGTAAATTAATAAATGATATATTTCAGAGTTTAATTGATATTGTTACAGAGTCAATTGACAAGCTACAGTCTCTTGCAGATGTTGGTATGGATATATATGATGAAATTTACCAGATACAGTCATTAATAGGAAGTGAAGGTACTTCCCAATTAGAAGAATTTACAGAAAAATTGGATAATCTTTACAATATGTCTGGTTCTGTACTTCTTGAGAATTTGACAGACATAACAGCTGCTGTTGCCGCAATGGGAGTTTCTGGGGATGAGTTAGTTACAGCTTCAGAGGCATTAACAGTTGTAGGCGAGAATCTTAGTGTTTTTGCTGGTTCTTTTGAAAAGGCCAGTGAAGACCTTGGCAACGCAATAAGCAAAGGTTATATAGGAAGGGCCTCTTCTTTGTATAAAGTCTTTACGAAAAACGAGCTTACAGAGTTCAAATCTCTCAACAGTGAGATGGAGAGATATAATTATATTATGAATAGAGCCTCACGTATTAAAGATTACTATACAAAGTATTTAGAGACGGAGGCTGGTAAAGTTTCTTTATTAAAGCAACAATACCAAGAGCTGACAAATAGGATAAGTGAGATAGCATTAAAGTTGTATGGGACAGTAGCTCCGTTATTAACCAAACTTCTTAAATTAGCTAATGCAGCATTAGAATCTCTTGTTAAGTTGTTTGGTTTGGATCTTAAATCAAATAATATGGCTTCTGTAGCTGATAATATCACCGAAGCACTCAAGGCTGAGGCTGAGGCTGCAGATAATGCTAGTAGGAAAACAGCCTCTTTCGATGATGTTATACAGATTTCAGATAGTTCTACAGATAGCTCTTCTCTTGACAGTCTTGACTATGGACAGCTCTCCGATGTATTAAGCGACTTCATAGAAGATGAAGATGAAGCACGTACAAAGTGGGATGATTTCATTGATAAGATAAAATCAGACATAGAATCTGGTGATTGGGACACATTGGGTTCTGACCTTGCAGGTGGATTTGATAATTTACTTAAAAGTATTGACTGGAAATCAGTATATAATAAATCTTGGTCATTTGGTAAAGAATTTGCAGATTTTCTAAGAGGAATATTATATGATGAGGATTTGTTTAGTGATATAGGAAGTACACTAGGTAATGGACTTAATACAATTACAATTGGCATTAATAGTTGGTTTAAGGAATTAAGAAAGTTAGGGAAAAATGGAAATAATGCCTTTAAGCAATTAGGTACAGATATTTCGAGTGGCATACGTTCCTTTATTGACAGTGCTAATTGGGGGACTATAGGTTCAAATATAGCCTATGGACTATTAGGAATAAAGGATACTTTTGTTGGGTTTGTAAGAGATTTCTTCACACTCAATGATGAAATGGAAACAGGCTTTACTTCATTAGGTAAATCTATTGGTGAAATATTAAATGGCATGTTAAGAAATATATCTGACACGGATGTATCAGAATTTGCAGTAAGTATAGTGGACTTTATAAGTGGTATACTAAATATGATTGTGGCCTTGGCAGACACAATTGATTTTGAGCAATTAGGAAATTTAGTAGATACATTTATTAGTAAGTTCTCGTCTACTTTACTTCAGAATTCTGTTACTTGGGGTTCTGAGATAGCTACAGTATTAAATGATATCATATCTGGTATAGATGCAGAGCAATTAGCAAATAGTATATTAAATATAGTTAAGAGTGCATTTAATTTCTTAGGTAGTTTATATGACACAATTGATAAGAAAAAGATTAAAGAGGATATAAAAACATTTGTTACAAATTTGGTACAAGGATTTGCTCAAAATGCAGGGGAATGGGGAACAATAGCAAATGAGTGGATATCATTCTTCTTAGATTTGATACAGGAAGTATTAGCAACTGCTGACATAAATGGTATAATAAGTGCATTAAATACCTTCTTAAGTCAGATAGATTTAAAAAAAGTATTATGGACTTGGTTGTCAATTAAATTAAATTTAGTCTTACTAAATTTAATAGTTTGGTGGAATAAGTTTAAGGCTAAGGTTGGTACAGTTATTGATGTATGGACTGGTAATTTTAAGCTTCAATTTATTGCAATTAAATTAGTACTAGTAAATTTCTGGGATGTATGTAAGACAGTAGCAAATGGTGTGGTAAGTGTATTTAAAAGTTTAATGAATAACTTGAGTAAGATAGTTGATAAAATAAAAGGTTTTTTTAGTGGATTAGGTGACACATTGTCTGGTATAGGTGATAGTATAGCTAATTTCTTTAACTTATCAAGTGGTTCAATAACAGTTACAAATAATAGCCAAACTAGTAAGATTAAGATTCCAAAATTAGCTACTGGTGGAATACTTACACAAGCCACAGCTTTTATTGGTGGTGAAGCAGGCAAAGAGGCTGTGTTACCTTTAGAAAATAATACATCATGGATGGATACTTTTGCTTCTAAATTGGCAGGTAAAATAAATAATGGAACTTCTAGTGGTAATAATCAGCAAATAATATTAGACTTCTCATCACTAAATAGGGAAGTTTACACTAGGAATGAGTTATTAAAAATGGGTGAGCAGTGTGCAAAAGCCTTAAAGCTATATGGTGCAAATGTATCAATGATAAAATAATAAGTTGTAGTATATGAATAGTGTGAATGCATAGAAAAATAAAGGGTGATGCATGGTGATTAAAAATTGGGGATGCATAGGTGAAAAATTGAGTATGCAGTGAGGTAAATTCAGCATTTTTAAAAATTTTCAAAAGTTAACGATTAAAGTGTCATGACAAAATATGACTTAGCATAACTTACAAAAAATTAGGGATGCATAGGTAAAATTTTTGGTGGTACTAGTGAGAAAAATTGATATACATTAGGCGAACACATGTTCGTGCAAAAATTGAGTGAATTTTGGGAATTGGATTTAGGTGTAATGAGGATTTGGGTGGAGAAAGTAGAGTGAAATTTGGGAAATTTGGGTTTGTATGAATATAATAGCAATATAGTAACTAGTTAATATAGGAGGTATAATATGAGTTATTTTAATGATTACACTTTTCTTACAAATAACATATTAATAAATGGTAAGCCAATGCCAATGCCATCTGAGCCTGTTAAATGTAAGCCACAGAATATATCTACAGGAGGACGTCTTGCCGACAACATAGATTATGAGGGTGACTTAAGTGGTTGTAAACACACAATCACATTAAAGTATGCCATACTTAATAAAGAGCATTATGACACATTATTTAATGCTACTCAGCAGACCTATTTAAATGGTGGTGATTTCTTTCTGAATATAACAATTCCAACATATACACCAGAGGGGCTAAAATCATTTAAAGTTTATTTTATGTCAGAGCATGATCCAGCATGTACTCAGACCACAGAGAGGGAATATTATAGAACAGGTGATAGCAGGTATAATATTGGTGGTGCTTTATATGATGAGTTACATGAGAATGTAGAATTTTCATTTGTAGAGAAATAAGGGGGTACAATTATATGATAGAGGTTGTACATTCTGTAAAAGTAATAATTACTTTTAATTTTAGTAATGGTGACACATATAAATTAAGTAGTAATAAGCAGAATGGATATCAGTATGGAACATATGCTACTTCTATATCTATGAATGAAAAATTATATGAGCCTGATGATAGTAATGTAATAGGTAGTATATGCTGTAGTACATTTAATATAGAATTGATAAGTAAGGATAAGTTGTTAATTTCTTCCAATAAAGAAAGTCCTTACTATGGATATATGAATGACACATGTTATATTGATGTTGATTGTTTAGTAAATGGTAATGAGGATGATAAAGTTTATATGGGTAGATATTTTGTTGACAGTTGGCAAAATATGACTAGCAGTAGTTCTCCATATAATGTAAGCATAAGTTGTGTAGATTTATTAAATAAGATTAAAAATATTGACATATCAGATACTAGTATAAAATTGAATACAACATTTAAAGATTATATGGAAATTGTTATTAATAAGTTAAATAGCAAGGTTTCTAATGATTTACAAATTAAATATAATGAGGAAGATATTAATATTTTTAATATGTCTGGTTATAATTGGGATATATATTATAATAATGTTAATAGAGACAATATAGAAAATGTGTTTAATGATATTTCAAAGGCAAGTCTGTCTTATATATGGATAGATAGGAACAGATATATTAAAACATTGTGTTTAATGGATACAGATGAGAGTGAAGAAGTGACACCTCTGTCTGGATTGCAAAATATAGTATCATATAATGTTGATAATGGTGACATATATAATTATGCCGGTGTTAAAGTAAAGTATATAGAGTCACTTAATTATGAATATGGACTTATAGGTTCACTAAGTGGGATTAGTTTAAATAAAGGATCAAATAGTATTTCTGTAAACTTAGATAGTGATAAAGTGATTAATATAGCTCATATAGAGGTATTGACAAATAATAGTATAAGTGGAGCATTAAATATTAATTACTTCACATATAATAAAAATGATGTTACAATAGAAATTAAGAGTGATAATATAGTAGAATCTGTGGATATAAACATATATGGTACCACTATCATAGAGAATATAAATTATACATCTGGATATAAAAATGGGTATACATCTGGTTCTTTGATAGAGATTGAGAATAACTTATTAAGAAAGGAATCAATATATACATATAGAAATGCTCTGTTACAATTAATGACACTTGATAATAATAATATTGTTGTTGAGGGATATATAAATCCAGCAGTTAAAATAGGTGATAAAGTTAGTATGTATGGTAAATCACTTGGAATAAATGGAATATATAGAGTATTGTCTTTAGAGTACAGTCTTGGTACTAATTATAATTGTAGAGCGACTTTAATAAGAACTGTAGATACAGTTCCAAGTGTTGATAGCTTATGTTATAATGATGAAATAGCAGTTAGAAATATGATAACTGGTGCAAGTATAGACACATATACATTTCAAAGTTTTGATATAAAGAATGAAAGTGTTGTACAGAGCCAATTAGGATATGTGTTAAATGATTTCAATGAATATTTGGGGGTGTAAATAATGGCTAACTCCTTTAATAGTGATGATACACAGATAATATTTAATAGTAAGAATTTATTAGATAAGTGTAGCTGGGTTGTAAATAGTGGAATGATTGGTGTTTCTGATAATACAATTAATATGGGACCATATTCTTCTTGTAAGTGTATATTAAAGCCTAAGATAAAAGCTGGGGTACAATATTTAAAAATTAGTTGTTTAACAGACTCAATTAGTAAAAGTATATATACAGATGTTAGTAAAAATTGTCTAATTAATATAAGTGTATATACAAATAATAAAGAAAGACCATTATTGATTAATTATTATTTTCCTAGTTTTGTATATGAGTACACATATATAAATAATATAGTAGATAATAGTTCTACTTTTAGTATTGATAGTAATATTATTGATAGTATTGAAATTACTATAAATAACAATTATAATGATACAGTTATATTTAGTGAGTTGATTTTGAATTATTGTGCTGTAGCAGCCAGTACTTCAGAAGTTATTGAAGAATTGACTGACAGCTCTGATTTTAAAGACCAAGTCACCTCTTGGGTAAGTGATGCCTTGATAAATAATGCAATGACATTAGTAATTCCATTGGTTGACAGCTTACCTGATTTAGATTCAGTGCCAGATGGATATATATGTCGTGTACATTCAGATGAGGAGTCATAATTATATATGGGGGTTGTTTAGTGTATGGGTAATATAAAAATGGGTGATAATATATATGGTGTTATTACCGAAGTCGGACAGGAGGTTAGTAACAATGTAATAATATATAAATATCATTTTGAGTTTGAACCAGACAGCTCTGGTGAGATGTATAGTAAAGATAGTTTTGAGGTAGATGAAAGTTTAGA